CGTTCAACTGCTGTCCCTTCATATTTTTGATTTTTCTTCACCACTTCACCCGATTCGACCAGTACGCCGCACTCATGCGCCCCTTGGCGATATTCTCTGCGTGTCGAGCCTTGAAAGACTTGTTACGTGCTGATCCTTCAGGAGAACCTTGTACGCCTTGTTGCCCAAAGCGAATTAATTTAATTTCATCTCCATCCTTAGCCAGCACAGCATGAGACTTGCTCGGATGGCCTGGAGTACGTTTAGGCTTGTTGTAGCCCTCGAATTCTTCTTTACCGCGTTTAATCATGTTAATATCCACTCACAGGGTCAAGAACTTCAAACTCATCTTCCTCATAATCAGCGTTGTAGTTAGCAACAGCAAGCTGATCCACATAACTCAAAGCATCCACTAGGTCATCATGCACACCAGAGGTAGGGAACATGACGAGTTGATCCCTAAACTCAGTCCAATCTTCATTCTCATTGAACGTAATTCGACCGTGCTCCAAGCGTCCCTGTAATGACCAGATAACTCTGTCCACCTTCTTTTTGTTTCCATGAGTAAGATCATGTATATGGGCATAGATGTTATTCTTCCTCATCAAATCATTTAAATAAGGTAAGACAGCATTCTTCAATGCTCCTCGCTCAATACCGATTGCACTCGGTTGGAAATCCCTGATGGTCTTCAGAATATTGACAGCAGTCTGCCTAATGTCCCATCGACCATGCTCAATGCTATGAACCCACCAATCACCGTTATCCAAAAGCTTAACAATAGCAATAGCAGTCTCATCTAATCGCTTCTTGGATGCTCCAGCATTCTTAGCCACATCCTCAAACCCAGCCAAGTCCACTGCAACATAGTAAGCCCCAAACTGAGGTTCTTTTGCTTCTTTAAACCACTCTTCCTTGAATACGTCAGCTCCTGCAGTATCGAAGGAACTCAGATATTCCTGCTTGAAAGCAAAAGAGCTGAGAGTCTTCTGAGCAGCATCAATTTCCTTCGGATCAATGGTTTCATTGTCCTTGGTGGTAAAGTGCCAACTCTTCCACTCTTCATCTTCCGTCTGACCTAACTGGAACACATCATAAAACCAGTTCCTGCCAGAAGGAGTAGAAATAAACAATGCTCTACCCTTCTTGTCAGACAAAGATGCTCGGATAATCTTTTCCCACACATCCTGCTTAACGAATGCACACTCGTCTAGGACCACATAAGTCAGAGACATACCACGCAAAGAGTCTGGATTATCAGCGCCCCTTACGAGAATCTTTCGTCCGTTTATCAACGTGATCTCAAGGTTGTTCACGTGACTGGACTTAATCACTGGCCTGCCCAGCTCATGGAGCAAGTCCCAGATAATCGATCGTGCCTGTCCCAGCGTTGGAGCGATATACATCACCGCTGAACCGTCAGGACAATTTAAACCCTCAATCAACAAGGTAACAGCAGACAACCTGGACTTACCACATCGACGCCCTGCTGCTACAACCTTAAATCGCTTCTTAGACCCAAAGACCTCTTGTTGCCACCGCAAAAGTTGGAAATTAAGACTGGTCATGGTAATCCTTGATTTCCACATCAGTCACATCCTCTACCATCTCAATAGGCTCATCAAGGCCCACAGAAGGGCTTTGGAGACCAGAAATGTTGATACTGATACTTGGGGTACTACCACCCTGCTTTGAAGCCTCAAAAGCCGATACAGGCACAATACGATCGACAATCAACTTCCATGCAGCAGCTTGGTTCTTATGTTCATTATCCAAAGCAGCATCATAAATGGCCTCAAGCACCTTTGCGCTTTTGGGAGAATTCAGCATCCTGAGTTTATACTCATTGATGATAGCCGTATCACCCTTGGGACGACCTATGACACCAGTATTCTTTTTCTTAAGGGCGACAATCTCTCCCTTCTTGGGTCTTCCACGACCACGTTTCTTCGGTTCTGTTTCCATGTTTATCCTTTGGGACATGGTAAGTTAAGACAAAAATCTCAGAGTACCCTATAGCTTTAATGTACTTTAATGTTATCTTATATGTATTATTATAATTAATATTTAACATTAAAGTAACTTTAACGCATTAGAGTACATTAAAGTATACATTAAAGCTTTAAAGTATACTATAGAGTAGCTTAGCATACTTTTATGCACTTGTCAAGCATTTTATGATAAAAAGTTAAGATTTATTGTCTTTTTACTTAATCGGCCTTCACTTTATAGTCCCCTTCCAGGGTGCACGCCTGCCCGTCAAAGGTCTCCTTTTACAATATTATGTTAAATTATGTCTTCTGTAGCTATTTGTCTTTATCTTTCAATAACTTACGTGATCTCTTCTGTCCCCAATTAAATGTACTATTTAGTTACTTTTGTATGCTCTTTTTTGTGAACGCTAGAGGCTACCGCAAAAGTAAACACTAACGTCACACCCCTCCCCCCCCCTATGTGAGTACTCACTAGCGTCACTAATGACTGACTGGTCAGTAAGTAGCTAAGTTAGTTAGCACTCACGTCACTAGAGTGCTAGTAAGTGCTCACTTATGTTGCAGTGCACAAAAGTGCATGAAACTTAAATGAGAATCATTCTCAATTGGATGCTGCAGTGCAACATTGGAGGCCAGGTGCGAGGGTCGGTGTAGGTGCCTCTTGAGGGAACCTCTAGCGGTAACCTGGGCAGCACGTTCCACGTGAAACAACAGAGCAAGGGTAAACCCTATACTGTATGTCTATACAGTACCATGCAAGGTCTGTGCCTGGGTTGTGTTGAGAATCTTTCTCAACTACAGTTGCCGAAGGGCAACATATCCACAGGTTGTCAGTCTTATATAAGAGTTGAATCTGTGGATAAGTAGCACTAGCAGTGTGGATAACTATTTTTGATGCCTGGGTGGTCTGAGACCTGAAAACGTCTCCTAGGCCGTTCTAAAGGCCTTCCTGAGGGTTTAGGGAAAATCTATCAAGACTGTGGCGTGATAGAAACAATTATGGCAAACCTAGGGTTTTCCCTAGTAGGTTTCCAGAAAACCGATGGTAGACTAGAGTCAACCCGAGGGCGGGACGGTAGAAAAGATCAACACTGTTAAGGATCAACAAATGGACGCAAACACAATCAAGGCAATAGGAAAGCGGCACGCTTTTTATGCACTAGACGCTGGCACAGTCCAGGAAGGTCGGGACAACCTGATCGATACTATGAAGGATGATGGCCTTGCAGAATTCACAGATGCCGCTCTAGCGGCTTATGACGAATCTGTGCAGGCTACTTATGTAGCCCGGGACCGTGGTAACATTTATTAATCAACACTTGCAAAGGATCAGCACCATGAAACGCATCAACAAAGCAGACATCGCAGTAATCAACGAATCCCTCAACACCCTGACGGCATCCAAGCACATGATGCAGGTCGTAGACGCATCAGGCAAGGGCTTCTGGGCAAAGCGGGGCTACAATGCCATGCTCACCCTCAAGGGCTACGGAATTGAGGCTAGCGCAGGGTCTGAGCAATACTGGACTAGTCTGGTGACGGTCGATCCGGTGGAAGCTGGGTGTGGTCGCCAGTCTGGGTTGTCTCTCTGAATCAAGGGTAAACACCTATAGCCAGTCTCCCAAGGCTGGCTACAATGAAACCATCAACAACACACAAGGACACATCATGAAAATCATCAAGCAAACACCCAGGACGTGGGCAGGTACGGGTTTTGGGACTCGCTCAGCATCCTACTGCGTATTCGGGAGGGTGGACATTCGAGTCCTGCGAGAGTCTCACGGGTGGACTGCCTACACATCCACGGGAAAGCTATTCGACACCACCAAGGGTGGCCTGGAACAACAACTGGACAATTTGGAGCAATCATGACACCAGTTAAACACCATGCACAGTACCTGTTTGAGCATTACAATCAATCAGGTAAGAATAAGAATTTTGTTGATATGCTCTATCAACGCATTGTCAAGACCGAGGGCTTGAAACTATGGGAAGCTAAAGCACTAGCCAATGAATTCAACAAACTGCGCACCAAAGGGGCTTAAACCATGCAAAAATGTTGCGCTAACTTGAATCAAAAAATTGATAAGATATGCGAGAGGGTCTGTCCGCATAAGAACGAATGGGTAATGTATATTGACTATGCAAAGGAAAAGGAAATGAAATCATCCATCCTAGACTACATTCTCGCCATCGCCATCGGCCTCTGTCTGACAATGTGCGCATTGGCATACTTTGACGTTCTAACCAAGTGAGGAAACCATGAAACAATTCATTGTCTACAAGTCTAATGGGTCAATGTGGAAGGCAGGGACTACCATTATCGGTCTGTGTTCTGCCTACAATCACGCCACAGACCCTGGACTGTATCTGAGCGATTCAGAGCACAAGCGATCCTATACCTATGCACGAGCGATCAAGGCTAGAATGAGGCGCAGGGGGTATGTGCATGGCACACACTATGTCGAGATGTCTAATGGCGCACTCTGGCCTTTGAAAACACTAGACTGACAGGTCAACTGCTAGCCTCTGCTGGGGGCTATCGGGTGCACTGTTGCACCGATTCAACTTGCAAAGGATTAGCACATGAGCAAAGCAAAATACAACGGATGGACAAACTACGCTACTTGGCGGGTTAACCTGGAGATTTTCGATGGGTTCGATCCTTACGATTATTTCAGCGACAATCAGGCAGACATGGAAGACCTCTTGCCTGAAAACCTGAAAGAATACGCAGAAGAAGTTATCTTTGGACACATTGCTGACAATGCAAAATGGACACTCATAGAGGACTATGCAAGGGCTTTCTTGGATGATGTTAATTGGCACGAAATCGCCAAGCACATGATTGCAGACTATGCAGAGGAGACCGCTCATGACTGATCCGTACTGGCCCTTCCCAACCCAACCCCTGAAACCCTATCAAGAACCCAAGGGTTTTGTCCCCTACCCATCTGATGCTGAGGATTCACCAATATGAGACACCCAGACCTTACAACCGATCTGTTTGAATACCATCATCCAGACCTTAATGCACCAATGGATGTGACAATTGCCTTTGATTCTGTCTGGGGCTATGCTAATGGCCAGGACTATGAGACACTAGTTCCCTACATTGAGGCCGTGTACGTCAAAAACATCGACATCATGCCAATATTGTGTGATTCAATACTGAAAGAGATTCTCACCGAGTACAAGGAGCAAGAAGATGACCCCTACTGAACGAACAATGTGGCTTTTAGGGTCTGTCACTGCCGTGGCCCTGTCTGGGGTCATTGGATACCGTCTGAGCAGCCATTTCAATGATATTGAGCACCAGGGAGCACAGTCTCGGTGCTATTCCACCAGGCACTCAGACGCCTATGTTGCTAAATTGGGGACAGATGAATATGTGTGCTTCCGTGAGGACTATAACCGGAAGAAAATCACCAAGTCTCTGATTGTCTTGCCTGATAGGGCTTTAGAATAGGCCTAGAAGGCCTTTAAACGGGCCTAGGAGCGATTATTTTCAAAAGTTAAGGGGGAGGTAGCCACCATGCATTGTAACGCTTGTGACGCGCTTTTAAACGATTTTGAATCAACCAGGAGGAAGATGAATACCCATCAGTACATTGACCTATGCAATAAATGTTTCAGGGAAGCGTATGCACCAACGTATCCAGTCTCTGAACGTAAAGACCTTATGACCAGTGAGGACTTTGAAGACGACCTGGACACCGAAGGGACAGAAGAGATACTATATAATAACTATAGAGTACTCTTTAGCATAGAAGACATTGAAGATTAATAAATCATTAATGTATCTAACATTGATGTTTAATCTAACATTAATGATGTTATAACATTAATGTAACTTTAAAGATAAAGGGGATAGTCATGGAAAACGATAGCACTGACGAATTGATGCAATTGATTGAAGAATCATGGTATTGGTCAACGATCAATGATATTGTCGATATGTTCGACAAATACGGAATGGATAACGTCCTTGCAGACGTTGGAAACATGAAGATTCAAAGAGATGAAGCTAAGATCAATAAATTAGAGGAAGACCTCTAATGTTGTTGTCTTTCTTTGTTTTTGTCTTAACCATCATTAAACTGTCACTTAAGTGACACTGGAGTACTTATGAAAGTCATCATGGAATACACATTACCGGAGGAATCTTTCCTGCTGAAGTGTGCCGAGGAAGCAGTGTCCAACAGAATGCTTCTAGAATCGATTAAAAGCACCCTAGGATCGCATGAAAACTATGGGGTAGGGGCTGATATAGTCCTGCAGGAGATAAAAGCTCAAATGAGGGGTTTTAAATGAGCATAGAAGAAATGAAACAACGTGAATATGTAATTGAGTTTGATACCTCTGGCGGTTCGTCTGTGCTTGGCAGGTTGTTGCGTTTGTTGTGGTTTCCGATTGCCTGGGTATTAACTGGAAGGGCTAAGTTATGACCATAGAAGCAATGAAACAGGCGCTGGAGGCGTTGGAATACACAACAAACCTAAGCCGTTTTCTGTTGAACGACGAAGCCAACATTGGCCCGATGTTGAAGGCTGATGAAGCCATCACATCCCTACGCCAAGCAATAGAGCAGGCTGAAAAGCAGGAGCCGGTGGCGATCTATCAATACCAATTGGCGAGTGGTTCGTGGATTGACCAAACAAAAAACAGTTACGACTACAACGTTCGCCACGGTCAAGCGACTGTTCGGGTTGTCTACACCACCCCACAACCACAGCAGGCTGAGAAGCAGGACGTTGAGCAAAGCTCAACTGAATCGAAAGAAACTTTCGATCAGCCGGTGGCGTGGATGTGTTCAGATGAAAGCCTTCTTCATAAAGGTTATTCACGTTTTTCAAGAAATTGTGAAGGTGCATGGAACATACCTGTCTACACCACCCCACCACAGCGTGAATGGGTTGGGCTGACGGATGAGGAGATTAACGATTGCGACCCGCAAGAGGACTGTTGGGGTCTGCATGAGGTTGCTCGTGCTATTGAAGCCAAATTAAGGAGTAAAAACCAGTGATCCACGATACTACCTCAGAATTCGTAAGGCATATCGCCTGCGAGCACTGCGGCTCCTCTGACGCCAATGCTCTATACTCAGATGGGCATTCGTATTGCTTCGCTTGTGGGACAATAGAGTCTTTAGAGGAAGCAGTTGCTAGTTATCAATCTAAACCGAAGCCAGAGATGAAAACAGAAGGCGAAGTTAAACCGATTCCAGACCGAGGGATCACTAGGGACACCTGCGAGCACTACAAGGTAACTCAGACGGGTCAGAAGCACATCTATCCGTATGCTGATGAGTCTGGCGCTTATGTGGCCTCCAAGGTGCGTACAGTGGCTAACAAGACCTTCTCCGTGGAGGGACATTGGGGTAAATCTACCTTGTTCGGACAATCTCTGTTCCACAAGGGAGGCAAGTATGTCACGCTGGTGGAGGGTGAATTGGATGCACTAGCGGCCTTCCAGATGCTAGGCAGCAAGTGGCCTGTGGTATCGATCAAGAATGGTGCTCAGAGTGCCCTGAAGGACTGTAAAGCTAACTTTGAGTGGCTGGACTCCTTTGACAGCGTGGTGATCTGCTTTGATGCTGATGAGCCTGGGAAGAAGGCAGCAGAGGAGGTAGCTGAACTGTTCGGTGTTAAGGCTAAGATTGTTAAACATATTCAAGATTGTAAGGATGCCTGTGATTATCTTAAATCTGGTGAAACGAAGTCTTTTGTCGATTCTTGGTGGAAGGCTGAGACGTATGTCCCTGACGGAATTGTTGCTGCCTCGTCACTCTGGGATGAAGTAAGCAAGCCAGAGCAACCTGCGGAGGCTCTGTATCCCTTTAAGGGACTGAACTCTCTGCTGTATGGGTTCCGACCTGCTGAACTCGTTACAGTCACCGCAGGCTCTGGGCTGGGCAAGAGTCAATTCCTGCGAGAGATCCTCTACCATATCCTGAACACCACGAAGTGGAACATCGGCGGTATGTTCTTGGAGGAATCTGTGCGGAAGACTGCCAGGAGCATTATGAGCTTGAGAGCTAATAAGCTACTGCACCTGCCTGACACCAAAGTATCAACAGAGGAGTTACACGATGCTTTCCAGCATACTCTTGGGACTGATCGTATTTATCTTTTTGACCATTTCGGCAGCACTTCTGCTGACAACATTATTAATCGCATCAGGTACATGGCAAAGGCTTGTGATTGTCGGATTGTATTTCTCGATCATTTATCTATCATCATTTCTGGTCAAGATAACGGAGACGAGCGCAAGGCCATTGATGTAATGATGACACGCCTGCGTACACTTGTGCAGGAACTTAACATTACTTTGATTGTTGTGTCTCACCTGAAGCGTCCTAACGGCAACCAAGGCCACGAGGATGGTCAGGCAGTGTCTTTGAGTCAACTGCGAGGCTCAGGAGCCATTGCACAGCTCTCAGACGCTGTGATTACCTTGGAGCGTAACTCCATGAGTGCAGACGCCACTGAGAGGCATACCACCAAGGTAGCAGTGGCGAAGAACAGGTACAGTGGCCTCACTGGGCCTGCCTGTGACCTGCGCTATGATGTGGATACTGGTAGAATGTTTGAAGTTAAACTGGAGGATCTATGAGCAAGTCAGACGGCGGTAAAGGCAGTAGTCCTCGCCCATTCAGTGTGTCAGAAGAGGAATACGCACGGCGCTGGGAGGCTATCTTTGGTAGGGAAGACGTAGAGAAAATCGTTGATGATGCCAAGAAATATCTTGAACAAACTAAGGAGAAAACAAATGAATAATCAACAGCTTCAAACAGCTATTGATAAATGTATGGCTGTTATGCTTCAAAACGGAGGATCGCTTAAACAATACCATACTTTTTTCTATGAGCGTTTAAGTGCAAATCTTTTAACATTATTAAAAATTCAAACAGAAAGAGCAGCGATGTATACTAAACCTTTTGTAACTATAAAAAATGATTGAACACATCATTGTAGGGGCTACAGGGGTGGGCTACGCTATCGTAGGTACTCTCCAATGGCTCAAGGGGGATCTACCTAATGGTATGATCTGGGTTGGTTACGCTTTTGCTCAGGTGGGGCTATGGATGAACCTAAAATGAAAGACAGAGACAAACTATCAATGTGGACGTATTGGCGCGACAAGTATGATTATGAACATGCCGCCGAGGTTTACTACCCTGCCACTTTCAAGAGCGACCCTGTTCTTTGGCTTGCTTTGAAGCAACTTGCCAACGTTAAAGCGTCAATAGATAAACGAATTGAAGAACTTTTCTCTGAACAAGAGGAGCCACAAAATGAACAGAGATGACATCATCCGCATGGCGCGGGAGGCTGGAATGGAGGTGGTGGATGACCAATTTAGTCTGCTTCCATTCCTTGAACGCTTCTTCCACATGGCTCAAGCCGCTGAACGTGAGGCGTGTGCTCAGTTGTGTGACGAATTAGACGATATTGGATGGAAAGAATGTGGAGAATATAAAAGCGGATATTCTGAAGCAATTCGAGCAAGGAGTATTGAATGATGGACATTGATACACTCGTAGGAAGGTTGATTGACCTTGAAGGCAAGTATTATGAGTTACAATCGAAGTATCAGACTCTTATCCATCAATACGAAGAACTGAAAGCATCGCATGAAAGTTGCGCTGGACATAGAAACGAACCTGTCACACAATACGATCCATTTGTGCGTCACAAAACACCTTGAAACCGGAGAAGTTAAAGTATGGAAAAATCCAAATGGCCTAAACGACTATCTAAGCAAGGCTACACTCCTGATAGCTCACAATGGGATAAGCTTCGATTTCTATCACTTGAACAGATTGTGGAACACGAAGATCGGGTTGAAGAAGGTATACGACACATTAGTAGCAAGCAGGCTCTTAGAGCCAACGAGAGAGAGCGGACACAGCTTGGAAAGCTACGGAAAGCAGAGCGGTACTCAAAAGATTGACTATGCTGCTGTGTGGTCTTGGATGATGGACAGACGAGAGGAGTATCCTGGTGAATGTTTTGATAAACCCATTGACAGTCTTTTGGTACATTATTGCAAGAGAGATGTTGACGTTTTGGAAAAAACGTATGAGTTTCTGACAAAAGAGCTGGAGAAGAAGGGGTTCTCTCCTGATTCCCTGGAGCTAGAGCACCAAGTGGCAGCAATCATTGCTCAACAAGAGCGTAACGGATTCAAACTGGACACAATCCATGCAACCTGTTTACTTACTGACCTCAAGACAAAACTGGCTGGAATATATGAGAAAATGCAAGAGAGATGGCCTCCCAAAGTCACCACAGGACGAGTCCACAAGCGTAACGGCAAGCCTCTTGACGACATTATCGAACCCTTCAACCCAGGGTCACGAAAGCAGATCGGAGAAAAACTCCAAGAGCTAGGATGGAAGCCCAAGAAGTTCACTGAGACAGGACAACCCATCGTTGATGAAGTTGTGTTGATGGATGTGAACATTCCTGAGGCTAAGATCATTGCAGAATACTTGTTGCTCCAGAAGCGGATTGCTCAGGTAGAATCGTGGTTAGAGGCTATGGGACCAGACGGACGAGTACACGGTAAGGTCATCACCAACGGGGCGGTGACAGGACGCATGACTCACTCTAAGCCTAACATGGCTCAGATTCCTAACGCTGGTAGCTTGTATGGCCCTGAATGTAGACAATGTTGGACGGTAGAAAATGGTAATGTATTGGTTGGCTGTGACGCTAGCGGTCTTGAGCTACGTATGCTTGCTCACTTTATGAAGGATGAAGATTATGTACGAACTGTCACTGAGGGATCATCTAAAGATGGAACAGATGTTCACACAGTTAACCAACGAGCAGCGGGACTTGCTACACGAGACCTTGCAAAAACTTTTATCTATGCGTTCCTCTATGGCGCAGGAGATGCGAAGATTGGTTCTATCGTTGGAGGCAGTGCAAGAGATGGAGCTGCTCTCAAGGACAAGTTCCTCAAGCAAACCCCAGCCCTTGGACGCTTACTTGCCACAGTCGCTAAGCACGCTACGAAAGGATCTGTACCAGGCTTAGATGGACGCAGGATCTGGGTACGTTCTGAACACGCAGCCCTTAACAGTCTCCTACAAGGAGCAGGGGCTATTGTGATGAAGAAAGCACTGGTGATTTTTAATGATAAAATCAAGCTCAACAAGTGGCCTGTGAAGCTAGTCGTGAATTGCCACGATGAATTTCAGATGGAATGTCCTCCAGAAATTGCTGATCTTGCCGGACAAGCAGCAGTAAAATCGATAGAGGAAGCGGGAATTTTCTACAAGTTAAGATGTCCTCTTTCAGGGGAATATAAGATAGGGAGTAGCTGGCGTGACACCCACTAGAAAATGTGTTGATTGTTCGTTTGAGTCTGATCTTCTTTCAAAATTTGTAAAAAGTTCTGATAGCAAGTACGGAAGACGTAACCTATGTATTTCTTGTTCTGTTAAACGTTCAGAAAAGAACCCAAAAAATAAAGACTGGAAAACAGATCACCAAACAAAGAAAAGATATGGTATAGATGCTGAGACATACAAACGCTTAATGGCAACAAGTTCATGTTGTCAAGTGTGCGGTAAAACAGAAGAACTTTGTTATGACCATTGTCATGATACAATGAAATTTAGAGGTGTTCTGTGTCGCGGCTGTAACCGATCGATAGGTCAACTAGGGGACACTGTTGAAGGCTTAGAGCGTGCTTTAGCGTATCTAAAGAAGGCACAAAATGAAAAGTGAAGATTATGATGCTAGAATCATCATTGACATCACTGATGATAGCTTCAAGGTGTCTCACACTGCTAATCTGGACGTAGAGCAGATCTACCTCATATTTGCAGCAGCACTGGATTATATGGAAGCGATGGGGGAAGAACCTCCAAAGTTTCTTAACTAGTTACTGAGGACGTGAGTGATGACGCTATGCCCATAGTATAGAAAGTCTGCACACCTTCTCAATAATGACAGCCTGGAAAGACAGGCATTTTATTAACTTTCAAAGGAATTGAAAAATGAGTGATCTGAAACCCGTTAAAATCTCTGGAGAGCTGTTCTGGTCTAAGTGGATGGCTGAATTCAATAAAGCTTTTAATGCGGACAATGACCGTTACGAGTGTACCATCGGTAACATCTCTGACGCTGACGTAGCCAAGCTCACGGGACTGGGCATCCGAGTCAAGTACAAGGATTCCCAAGGTAACTACATTGTGGTCAAGAGCAAGTTCTTGTTTAAGCCCACGGACGCCGATGGCAACACCGTTGCTGTGGATGCTCTCGGTAACGGCTCCAAGTGCGAGGCACTGGTGACTGCATACAAGCACAAGATGAGTGCTAAGTTCGGCCTCTCACCGAGCATCGTGGGTAACTCTGAGAAGACTGCCCTGAAGGTTACTGAGGTGAAGACCTACGTACCTGATGCCAAGCAAGAAGATGATGACCTCATCTGAGCTTCCTAAGTTAGCTCTTATAGACGCAGACGTTATCGTTTACAGGGTAGCGTTTGCGTCTGAAGAGGAAACAGAGGAGATCTGTTTTGCAAGAGCTAAAGAACTCATCTTTGAAATAGTTTTTACGGAACTAAACTGCGATGACTATAAAGCCTATATCACCGGCAAGGGAAATTTTCGACAAATGGTGGCGACCACAGCACCATACAAAGGAAACCGAAAAGACTTCCAAAAGCCCAAGCACTACGATGCCCTCAGAGCCTACCTCCAGCGACTCGGAGCAGAACTCGTCGAAGGACAAGAAGCCGATGACGCCATCGCCATCGAAGCCACGAAAGAGCAGGACAAATGCTGGATAGTATCGATTGATAAAGACTTCGATCAGGTCCAAGGCTGGCACTATAACTTCGTCAAGAAGGAAAAGTACTATGTCACGGAAGAGGAAGGAATCCGTAGTTTCTACACTCAGATTCTGACCGGAGATCGAACAGACAATATCCTCGGGATCAAGGGGATTGGACCTGTAAAAGCAGCTAAAATACTGGAAAACTGCACGACCGAAAGGACTTTTTATGATGCTTGTGTTAAAGCGTATGATGGGAATATTGAGCGAGTTACCGAGAACGGTGTACTGCTATGGTTAAGACGCCATCCAAACCAATTGTGGCTTCCACCTTTACCCTTGCAGGATTCGACTGGACCGTCAGGTTCATTGAGGGACTTAGCGAGTACGGAATCTGTGACCCAACCAACCAAGAAATCAAGCTCAGAGCAGGAATGAATGAGCAGATGACTCAGCAAACCTTCTACCATGAGTTAGTACACGCCATTATGTTCGCTATGGGTAAGACTAACCATGATGAAGAGTTCACTGATATTTTTGGATCGTTGTTGCATCAATACGAGAGGACAAAAGCTTGAAAACCAGTAGCGCAAAGGCAAAGGGACGGAACCTACAGAAGTGGGCAGCAGCAAGGCTTCTAGAACACGCTCCAGAGCTTGAAGGGGACGACATTAAGTCCACCTCTATGGGGGCCTCTGGCGAGGATGTCATGCTGTCTCCTGCGGCTCGTAAGCTCTATCCCTGGCAGATTGAATGTAAGAGTTATGCTCGTATCGCCGTGTATGACTTCTACAACCAAGCCTGCTCACACGGGACACATGAGCCTGTGGTCTTTATCAAACAAAACCAGTGTAAGCCTCTTGTGATCGTTGATGCTGAATATTTTGTGAGGAGTTTCAGAAATGCAAATAAACCTGATTAAAGAGAATGCGGACGGTTCAGCAGACTATACAATGCACTTCTCGGAAGAGGATAAAGATAATATAGTCCGTTGGGCAGTTATGCATGCAATACAG